CCACGAAGACGTGAGAGACGAAAATGGTAACTCTTTGCCTCAATGGACCATTATCGACACTGATGTTGATCCATGGGCACAGACGGTCTTTAGCTCGGGGCAAGGACTTGTCCCTGCTGTGATTTATGCCTGTAGTTGTCCAGCTCATTCCCATGCTCAGTTACGGATGCCTCAAGCGACAGAGAGTGATGAAAAGCGCAAGCTCAACAGGCAACAGCGGTTTCCACTTCCGACTGCATTAGGACTTGATCGATTTAACGAGGGAGCATTAACTCAAATTGGAGGCATAGTTCAATCATGGGCCACGCCTGAATATAAGTTGTCTTACAAACAATGTAAGCATTCAATTGCTGCTCGCTTTATTGAAAGAAACAAAACAAAAGAACCGAATAGTTATCCATCATTTTCATCACGACAGCGATTCGAAGAGAAATTAAAATCAGAAATTAATGACATTGGAGAAGAGTTCCGCATGTCTTACGAAAGAAGTGGTTTGAGTACATTAGAAATTGTTTTTTCTATGGCAGAAGCGTTGAACTTAGATGATGCAGAGCTCGCTTTTGTTATCTTAAATTCCAAATAAGTTAGTCGATACAATAGAAAGAAGTAAGCAGGTACTAAAGTGTCAGATGGTTATTCGGGTGTAACAGATGCTTTGAGCAATCTTGTCCTTCGAAATGGATCTGTTGCAAAAGACTATCAGCCTAATTTTCAGGGCATTGTAGATGGCATTAATGACATCTCCAGAGAATGGAGTGGAGCGCAACCTGGATTATATCCACCTGGTTGGGCAACTTCAGAAACTAATGGAGTCGTAACCGGTACATACGTACATGCTCCAACAAACGGACAATTGTGGTTTGATACACGACACGGTCGTTTGATGGTTTATGTAGAAGATGGATTTTATCAAGCTAATGGTGCAGATGTTTTAACACGAGTAAGCGAAACTGCTCCAAGCACTGCGCAATCAATTGAAGGAGCATTATGGTATCAACCTTCAACAACAAATTTGTATTTATTCGATGGAACAGCTTGGATTAATCTTAGTGTTACTACGGTATCTGCCTTGAAAACAAGTCTATACAATGCTGTCAATACTTCTAGTGATTACGCAACTTTAAAAGCAAACTTACTAACCGCATTGTCGTAGCTAAGATAAATAAGTAGATAGCAATATTAGTATGTTTACACCAGAAGATTTTCAACTATCACTTGAATCACAGTTAAAACTACGAGTAATCAATGACGAAGTTGATTCATGTAAGGACATCTCTGAACTTCAAACACAGTTAAAAGCATCAACAGAATTAATGATGAAATATCAAACAATTTTAACTAGACTTTTAAAGGAACAAGTATCAAAGAATCTTACAGACTTTACTGATAAAATAGAGAAAGGTTTATAAGAAATACCGATGCCAACGCTTGGGGAAAGTAAAATACAATTTGGACGATCGTACGTCTACTTAAATCCTCAAGTTGATGGGCAATATAGCAGTACTGGTGTCTGGAGATTAACTAATCAAGACTTATCGACAGGAGTAGATTCTACAGATTTAGTCAAATCCGCATTTGTAGCTGTTGGCTCTCCCACCATTAATGTCGGACAGCCAGTTTATATTAATACAGCAGGAACAGCTGAATTAGCTGATGCTTCAGCATTAACAACAGCTCGCGTATTCGGTTTAGCGACAGTTAGTGCAGCAGCTGGTGCACAAATTTCATTTACCAGAAACCAAACTTTAGTTTTACCCAACATCAATGGAATTGTCGATAATGTTTCAAATGGACTTTTAGAGCCTGGGAAATATTATTGGCTTAGTACAAATGCAGGTAAACTAACAAGGACACCTGATACTACGACAACAGGTTCTGTACTAGTTCAGGTTGGACTTGCTTTAACTACGAGTGAATTGCAAATTGAAATTCAAGCCCCCGTGGTAATTTAAAATGGCCGACCGCAAACTAACTGTTTTAAACCCAAACGGTTATCAAGAAATTCTACAAGCAAGCGATCGATTAGTCGTCGGTTCTAACACCTTACTTGCTGCTACAGAGCTGAATGCAGCATTAACTGGTACTACGGCATCTTTTACTGGCAATATTACAATCAATGGGACGCCTTCTGCTAATACAGATGCAACCACAGTATCGTTTGTCAATACTGCAATTGCTGGAGTTACACTTACGGCTTCTGCTCCTATATCAATTAATAGCCTAGATATTCAAATCGCAGGAGCAACTGAAAGTTCTGTAGGCTCAACAAGGTATGCAACAAATGCTGAATGCATTGCAAACAGTTCTGTAGATGCTGCTGTTAAACCTAATCAGTTACCTTACATTCTTGACGATCTAACACTTGTAGGCACATCACCTCTAACAATATCTGAGTCACCGGCAAACACATATACGATTGGTGTCAACGCATCAACAACAACTACAACAGGAATTATCCGATTATCAACAACATCAGAAGCTGCTGCTGGTACGGTTACAACAACAGCAATGACACCAAAAAACGTTGCTGATGCAATTGCTGCTATTCCAGACGCTACAGACAGTGTAAAGGGTTTAGTTCGTCTCGCCACAGGAACAGAAGCGACGACGGGTACAGCATCAAATGTTGCAATCACTCCTGCTCAACTGACAGCTAAGGTAGATACTGTTGACGTAACAACAACACTTCCTTTGACAGTAACGCAGACAGGAAGAGTGTTTGCATTGGCTGCAAATAATGCTACAACAAGTACTTCAGGTGTTGTCAGGTTTGCAACTAGTAGTGAAATAACTGCTGGCACAGCAACGAATGTTGTTATTACGCCCGCCGACATGGAAACACGGTTAGGTGGTTTAGCAATTGTAAGCGCAGATACAACACAAGAAGGTTTAATTGAAGTTGCAACTAATGCAGAAGTAGCTACAGGTACAGATAGTGATAGAGCAATTACTCCAGCAGGTTTGAGATATGCATTAGATCAAACAGATTACTTGCTTGATGGTGGAACATATTGATTAGAATAGTTATAGGATTTTTCCTATATAAAGAAGGTTTTTACCATGAAAATTCAGCTTAAGCGTAGTAATGTATTACAATCTGGTGCCGCAAAAGAACCTACAGCATCACAGCTAGAGTACGGCGAACTTGCAATTAACTATAGCAGCAGTGATCCAGCAATCTTTTTAAAAGATAGTAATAATGATATCATTCGTATCAGCGGTGTTGGAAATATTGCAGATGATGGGTTGACTAATGTACCAGCTGGTACAACACCTCCAACAAATCCAACGCCTGAGTCTGGAAATCTTTGGTACAACTCTGATGAAGGACGTTTATATATTTATTATGTTGATGCAAATACTTCCCAGTGGGTAGATGCAAGTCCAGACAGTTGGGATCCGACTGTTATGCCTGTTACGACGAATCCAGCAGCTCAAGCAGGCACATTAGATGATCGCTATGTAATGGAAAATGGCGACACAATGACTGGTGCGTTGTTGCTTGATAATGCAGCAAGTGCTAGTGCGCCTGATCTTAGTTTTAACGGTGACGCAAATACTGGTATTTATTCACCTGGAGCAAATCAAATTGCGATTGCTACTGGCGGTAATGGTCGCGTATTTATCGACCCCTCTGGCAGCGTGGGTGTAGGAACATCTACTCCTGCTCGTAAGTTAGATGTACGTCAAAATAATGCAGCAGCTGCAAGAATTGGCGGAACCACTTTTGCCATGGAAATTGGGCAACTTGGTTCAAGTAGCAGCCCAGGCTTTAACGCAACTGGCGGTTCTTCAATGCTGTTCAAAATGGGCGGCAGCGAAGCAATGCGCATCGACAGCTCGGGCAACGTAGGAATTGGCACAACGTCAGTAAGTAGCCCTGGGAGTTATGCAAAATCCATTCAAATTTCAGACGGAAATTCATCATCAATTGTTCTTAGCCGAACAAATTCAACAGCACACTCATTAGAGATAGGCGTTTTTAGTGGCGCCTCTTTGATTGAAAGCACTGGCGCTACTTCGCTCCGTTTTAAAACAAACAGCAGTGAGCGCCTACGCATCGACAGCTCGGGCAGGCTGTTAGTTGGGACATCTACGAGTGCTGACAGATTCGGCCTTGAATCACAGCTTCAAATCTCTGGTGCATCTAGAGCTGCTTCAAGTATCAGCCTTAGCCAAACACAGACCACTGGCACAGAAGGCGGTGCTATTTACTTCTGGCACTCAAACCTTGATGTTGATGATTCAATCGGGCTAATTCAGTTCGGTGGTGCGGTTGGAGGGGGCGGTGGAGGCCCAGACAACATAGGTGCAACTATTGAGGCTATCGTTGATGATGTTACTTATTCAGGTGGCGACCAGTCTGACCTTCCAACTCGTTTAGTGTTCGGCACTACTGCCAACGGCCAGAACAGCCCGACGGAGAGGATGCGAATTGACAACTCGGGCAAAGTAGGGATTGGCACTACGAGTCCTGCTGGAGCACTACACGTCGATGCTGCTTCTGGTGTAGATGGCCCTGTGCTTGACAGTGGTGGCACAGCAAACACTAATCACGCATTGTTGATACGAGATAGTGCTAATAATCAACTTTTCCGTGTTAATAATAACGGCAACGTCGGGATTGGCACTACGAGTCCCGACGGCCCACTTCATGTATCATCCACAAATTCTCTTGGTATTCAGGTACACAACCCAACGGCCACCACTGGATCACAAGCTCGCTTGTATTTAGGCGCTCTAAGCAATGTTCCTCGACAAAGAGGCGTAGCACTTGTTGGCGAGCTTAATGCTGACAGTTCTCACAACATGCAGTTCTGGGTAAGTGCAACAGGAGGCGCTGGACCAACTGAAATGATGCGCCTTACCAATACTGGGCGTTTAGGAATTAACACTACTGGACCAGCCGCAAAACTAGACGTTAATGGAAATCAAACGTCTAATGTTGTTGCAATGGCTGCATTAGATGTTGATTGCAGTGCTGGGAATTATTTCACTAAAACCATTAATGGCAATAGCACATTTACCTTCAGTAATGTACCATCAAGCAGATCATTCTCATTTGTGCTTGAATTAACGCATACAAGTGGCACAGTTACATGGCCTTCTTCTGTCAAATTTCCGCTTGATACAGCGCCAACATTAACAACAGGCAAAACACACTTATTTGTATTTGTCACAGACGACGGCGGAAGTCGATTCCGTGGTGCAGCTCTTGTTGATTACGTGAATTAATAGGAGACAGATCAATGGATTTCACAACAAATAAAATTTTATTAGGAGCTTCAGGCGGCGCAGCACCACAAACATATTATTACACTTATATAAACAATTTCTACAATTCTGAAGGAATTAGTGGTCCGCCAGCGGTAGATGATGATGACAATGTATTTTTGGGGTGGAGATCAAAAAGTACATACCCTTATAACAATTATGATGCTCATGACATTGTGCAGTTAGATGAGGAAGGAAACAAGGTTGATTTAATTAAACATTATCTGACTCCTAGTTCTGGTGCTGCTGGTAGAGGAGTAGCGGTAAAAAGTAACGGACAAGTCGTTAGTTCTGTTAGAGCTGCAGGTAGATATGGAATAGCATCTATAAATCTTGCAACCCCTTCTGTTGTAAGTTCAGCTTATCCAGGTGGTGTGTATTCTGGAGTATACATTGAACCTTCTAAGGTATACACGTATGGGAGTAGTGATGTTTATTTACTAGGAAGATGGACTAACGGTAGCCAACGTGGGCCAAATATTGTCAAACTAAATTCCAGCAATCAATTGCAGTGGTCTGGATTTCTTTATACTTCGTATGGTCAGACTCATAAGAGTGATCAAGGAAATAATGGTGATATAGCAATATGTACTAGAAACAATGCATCAGGCACTACATTAGTTGTGGCAAAAATAAATACTTCAGGTTCATTCGTTACTGGTGCATATATCAATAATGTAGCCGGATCAAATGTCGCTGAAGTCGCGCTTGATGGTAATGGTGATATGTTTGTGCTTACGCAGGCAACTGAGTCGGTTTATAACCCATATACATATTGGAATAACGGTATATTAGCCAAATTCAATGGATCTACAGGTGCTCTTATCTGGATGAAAGAGATTAGAAAATACAATACAACTATGAATACTAACTCAAGAATAGCTGCAGGAGATGATGGTGTCTTACATCTAATCACGCTGACTAGTATAAATGGAAGTAGTGTTGAGTATATGTATTATCGAATCAATTCATCTGGTACTAACATTTACGAAAGAAAAATATCGCATACAATTCAAGGATATACAGGCTATAACCCAACACTTATAGCAAAAAATAAAAGTATTTACATTACTATGGATACTTCTGGTCAAGGTCAATCATATAGCAATCATCATAATTTAATTATTAAATTACCAGACTCTGGAGATATTACTGGAACGTATAATCAACTTAGTGTCACTTCTGTAGGAACTTTTTATACAGTACAAAATTTGGGTTCAAATTATAGTCCCACTCCATTTGGTGCAAGCAGTGCTTACACCTTTGGAAATTTCACAAGTCAAACTCAAATGTATTCTACTTTTCACAGTAATCACAATGCACAAGATAACAATGTAGTTGACTTAACTGGCCCCAACGTTACAAATTACACTCTTCCTTTATAGACCAATGACTTTTGTAAAAGCATCTGAAACCAATGAACTTCTTCAATATCCGGCAAGCATGTCTGACCTTCGAAGAAGTTTTCCAAATACAAGTTTCCCAAAAAATTTGGACAATATAGACTTGAGTGAGTTTGGATATTATCCAATCATTAACCAATCAAGTCCCGAATATAATCCTGATACACAGTATATTAGGGAAACAAATCCAGTATATTCAAACGGGAGCTGGAATCAAACCTGGGAAATTGTCTCTTACACAGCAGAAGAGTTAACTAACATTGAAGCCTCTAAAGCAGAAAATATTAGAAAAGACCGTAATCTACTCCTTGCTAATTCAGATTGGACTCAATTAGCTGACAACGGATTATCTGATACAGCGCAAACCGCTTGGCGCTCATATCGTCAAGAATTACGTAATTTACCGCAGCAATCTGGATTCCCTTCAACCGTCACTTGGCCTGAAGAACCCAGTTAAGTACAAACTCCAGTTTATGGTTAATCAAACGAAAGTACTCGTTAAAATATAACTATATTACTGTGCATAGAAATGGCTGCTATTGATTTTCCAACAGCAACTTCAAATGGTCAAACATTTGAAGCAGATTCAGGTGTAATTTATACTTATGTCGGAACTCCTCCTAATGGCTTTTGGTCTGGAACGTTTGGAACAACTGGACTTACAACATTAGATGGCAGATATATTGCAAAAAATGATAGCAATACCATTCAAACAATTCAAACGCAAGGTCTAAAGTTTAATAGTGGTAATGCAGATACAATTCTGATTGATGGTCTTAATAGCAGAATTGGAATTGGCACTACGAGTCCCACACGAAATTTAACTGTTTCTAACGGTACTAATCCAATTATTGCTGTTCAAAACTCTGGGCAGTCCACTGAAGGCGTTTTTAATGCACCTTCAGGTGGAACAATCAATCTAGGTACTGTTAGTACTGCTGATTTAACGCTGTCTACAAACAGCTTAGAACACGTCCGCATCAACAGCTCGGGCCGTATAGGCATTGGAGAGTCAGCTCCACAAGCGAAGTTACACGTTAAAGAAGGCAATAGTGGCGTTACGCCTGATAGCAATCGCGACACTTTATTTCTAGAGGCTGCTGGCAATGCTGGTTTGACAATTGGAACGCCTAATGCAAACAGTGGTTATGTTGCATTTGGCGATCCAGAAGATGAAAACGCTGGTCAAATTATTTATCGGCATAGCAATAACAGCATGTCGCTTTTTACTGCTGGCTCCGAACGCGCCAGCATCGACAGCTCGGGCAGGCTGTTAGTGGGCACGTCTAGTGACTTCACCAATGGCACTGGTACTAAATTGCAAAGTGTAGATCCTGCAGGTGGTCAGATTGCTATTGGTCGTGATACCAGCTCCATGGCCGTTGGTAATCTTGTTGGTAGGATTAGATGGTATGGCAACGTTGGTGGCACGCCAGAAGAGACAGCTCGGATTGCTGTAGAAGCAGATGATACTCATGCACTGGGAGATAAGCCAGGCAGGTTAGTGTTCAGCACTACTGCCGACGGAGCGAGCAGCCCGACGGCGCGGATGACCATTAACAGCTCGGGCGCAACGTATATAACCGGAGACTCAGCCACAAGCCAGCCAGGCTATCTCTCATTGCAAGGTGGTGGTGCGGCAGTTAATAGCGGAACACAGTTTTGTAAAATTGCCTTTTTGACTCAAGATGTAAATGTTGCTGGAGCCGACAAAGAATGTGCTCGGATTGGAGTAATAGCCGAAAACGATCATGGAGGTAACAGTGATGCAAAAGCTGGAATTGCTTTCTTTACCAGAAGAGATGAGCTTGATGATCCTAACGAGCGGATGCGAATCAATAACCTGGGCAACTTAGGGATTGGCACTACGAGTCCTTCTGAGTTACTGCATATTTCTGCATTAGGAGCAACTGATGAACCAACACTAAAAATTTCAAGTGAAAACTCTAATATCTTCTTGCGTACAGCAGGATCTAGTGGTTTATTTCCTACTGGAGGAGCTGCTAATGACGGAGAACTTATTTATATCGGGGGGGATTTTAGAGTAGGTAATGGTACGGCTAATGGCAATCTTATATTCTTTAACGGTTCTGGTTATCCGGAGCGGATGCGAATCGACAGCTCGGGCAGGCTGTTAGTGGGCACGTCTACTGCGCGTGCAAATTTCTATAGCTCGACAAACGCTCCAGCCGGTCAATTTGAAGGAACTGGAAATGATGGATCTGCTTTAGCTTTAATCCAAAACTTTAATGCTAATACATTAGGCGGCCAACTTATTCTGGCCAAGTCAAATGGATCTTCTATTGGATCGAACACACTTGTTGCATCTGGCAACGCTTGCGGGCGCGTCACCTTCCAAGGTAATGATGGCACACAGTTTGTTGAAGCAGCGCAGATCAGATGTGATGTAGATGGCACACCCGGCGCTAGCGACATGCCTGGCCGCCTAGTGTTCTCCACTACGGCGGATGGCAGTGATAGTCCGGCGGAGCGGATGAGGATTAACAGGCGTGGGGAATTCACCCTAAGTGGAGGTGTTTCAAATTACCAATTTTTCATCCTTAAAGTTACCAATGGTGGCGCTCAGAATCTTTTAAGATTAAGGGCTGACGGCGTTTTTGATACTGGCAACGCAAGCAAATCTCCATATAATCTTACTACCGCTACTGCAGCTAATGTGGTGGTTGAAAGTAGTGGTTATCTGAAGCGCAGCACCTCCTCAATACGATATAAAACTGACGTAGAAACTCTGCAATCTCAATATGCCGATGCGATATTAAACTGCCGCCCAGTTTGGTATCGTTCACTTGCTGAATTAGATAACAAAGATTGGGGTTATTGGGGTTTTATTGCGGAAGAGGTTGCCGAGATTGATCCACGTCTTGTTTTTTGGAAAACCCATGAAACGACAAAGGATGAAAACGGCAACGACATTGAAGTAGAGTTAAATGAGCCAGTAGCTGAAAGCGTTCAATATGATCGTTTTGTTCCCCATCTGCTAAACCTTATTCAACGTCAACAGCAAGTAATCGAAACCATTTCGAACGAAAATCCAATTAATATAAGGCAGACAACGTCTCTACTCAATAATCCTTTTATTACTTTCTTGAATAGTAATGGGGATACTGCAGGTTCAATCATTCAAAATGGCGTCAATTCTGTCACTTATGCCACATCTTCTGATTATCGATTAAAAGATAACGTTGTTGAGTTAACTGCTGCAATTCCTCGCTTAAAGCAGTTAGCGCCTAAGCGTTTTAATTTCATTGCAGCTGCTGATGTCACAGTTGATGGGTTCCTTGCCCATGAAGCACAAGCTGTTGTTCCAGAAGCAGTTACAGGAAGTCATAATCAAGTCGATGGAGATGGTAATCCAGTGATGCAGGGAATTGATCAATCTAAACTTGTACCGTTATTAACTGCTGCACTGCAAGAAGCTATTGGAAGGATTGAAACATTGGAAGCAAAGGTTGCAACTTTAGAAGGTAGCTGATTAGTACTGATATTACGACAAATGATCCTCACTTAAGTGGGGATTTTTTGTTAGATTAAAATCTGATTTGTTATATCAAATGGCTTGTAAAAAATCTGAACTTGTATCTGCAATCAATTCTTTCGGCGCTGCTCGTGCTAGTGGTGACAATAATCTTCAAGCATTTGCAGCACAACTTGTAGGACAATACATTGAAACCCTTGAGTTTGCAGAAGAGGACCCTGAAGAAGAAGCAGTAGAAGAAACTGACGCTGAATAATTCAGTATTCAAAGTGTCTTAAAATAAGAATAATATGAGGACCACTTATGTCTCCAGCTGAACGAGAACAATTCTGGCAAGCTGTAGAAAGTGGTTCTAATCCACTCTTATCCGTCATGCATGGATTAGTTGAGAAGTGGGGCTTACCTGCAATCATCATGTGCCTCGGTGATATCGGACGTGTGCTATCAGAAGATGCAGAAGACGCTGCACTCACACCTAATCAGCGTGGGTTGATTCTAGGTGCTTGTGCACAGGTCTGTGCTTTAAGTGATCACATGCATGCAGAAATGGAACATTTAACCGCTACTGAAAATGGATCCCACTGAACTAGAAAACTGGCAAAAAGTAAAAAATCACTTCGATAATTTGCCAGAAGAGAAACGAGATAATTGGTTTTACAAACGTGCAATCGCAATTTTAGCTGGGAAAAAAGACCCGTTAAAATAGTATTAATTGTGCAGTTAATACCATGGCCAAACAGAGGATGGCTGGTCAAAAACTAAAAGACAGCTTAACACCTAATAAACCTAAGCGAACGCCAAATCATCCAACAAAATCTCATGTCGTTTTAGCAAAAGAAGGCGGTAAAGAAAAGCTTATTCGTTTTGGTCAGCAAGGCGTTAAAGGAGCTGGTAAAAACCCTACAAGCGCTAAAGATAAAGCACGTAAAAAGTCTTATTACGCCAGACATAACGCACAAGATTCCAATCCAAGCAAAATGTCTGCTCGCTATTGGTCTCACAAAGTGAAGTGGTGATGGCTTACACAGTACAGGACGATGGGTTTTATCACATTCCTATTATTGCGTTAGGAGAGCGTTTACGCGATAACTTTGGTTTAACTATCGCAGAGCATGAGCACTTTGATCCAATAGATGGTGTCCATGCACCTAATAGTTATCACAAGTATGGACACGCCATTGACGTACAAGATTGGCGTCCAAACATTATTGATGGTGTTGACTGGAAAACAAGAACAAAGAACTTAGAAGCTTTATTGCAAGGTTCAGGTGCTGAAATTTATGGACCGAACAGCGGTGTACCAGGACACGAAACACATCTGCATTTAGCAGCAGATGGTGGCATTTTTAAATTAAACGACAAACAATATCAATATCTATTTGGAGGGCAAGCGGGCGGACGCAATGCAACGTTTCCAGGAACTTATAACTCCAGCAGTAGTTCAACAAGTGTTTTGCCCGTTACCTCATCCTCCAGCTCAGATCCTGGAGCCGCCTCCACAACCACTGTCATTGATCTTGACGCTGTCAGTGATGCTAAAGAACGTGCTCAAAATTATGCA